TTGTTAAAGATCAAGCAGAAGATCTTTTAGTGTAGAAGATGCAAGATGATCCTACTTTGCTTATGTTCTTCCTGAAGACTCAAGCTAGGGATAGAGGTTATGATCTAAGCTCTGCTCCTGCTAATGTTACCAATAGAGTAGAAGTTAAGGTAGATGCTAAGTTCTTAATTGCTGCAATGCGACAGGCAGCAGACCAGCCCAAGCAAGAAGAAATTATAGAGCATCCTCTTTTTCCTGCTCGTTTAGTTGATAATCTAAATCCATGAAACCTTATCACAAAAACCCAAGACGCATAAGCGATAAGCAGCAGGGGGATCTTGCTACTTGGCTGTTGGAGTTAGGGGATTTGTCGGGTATTGTTCATGAGCTTAATAGCGATGAAATTATAGGCGGGAATCAGCGTAGTAAGATTTTTGATATAAATTCCTGCAAAGTTATCATGACGGAAGAATATCCAGAAGCTGACGAGCAAGGTACGGTTGGCTTTGGATTTGTGGTTTGGAAGGATAGAAAATATTCCTATCGTCAAGTACGCTGGACGGAACGGCAGGCAGAGCAAGCGAATATTGTTGCCAATCGTGCCGGCGGTGAATGGGATTTTGAAATTTTAACTAATAGATTTTCGGTAGAGGATCTTCTGAATTGGGGATTTGAACCTGTAGAGTTTAAGAGAAGTGATGATCCACCAGAAGCAGAACCCCGAGAAGAACCGCAATTAGCCAGTGAGCAGTTAATTGAAATCCGCTGTTCAACAAGGGATCTAGTAGATTTTCAGGGAAAGCTAGATGAGTGGGCAAAGCGAGCAACTGTTACGATCGACATTTCGTAATGCAGTTAGTGATGTTGCTTGGCAAAAGCAGCTTCGGGATAGATATCAATCTGAAGGTGTGCCACCTGTACCGCATTTAGATGTTAAGCGTGCTATCGTGCGACCTGTCAGTAGGAATTTGGCAGAGCAGATCATTCTGAAATACGAATGGTTGGGAACAATGGCACAGACCACTTATCACTACGGCATATTCTTTGGTTCTTATTGTGCGGGTATATGTTGTGTTGCCGCAGGCTTCGCTACAGGTGGTGTAAGTACGCACATGGAATGGGGTATAGAAAAGCGTGAATTAGCAATCCTTGCTCGTGGAGCTAATACGCATTGGTCACCGAAAGGTGCAAATTCTAAATTAGTATCTTGGACGTGCAAGCTAATGGCTAAAGATACGAAGGCTAAATTGCTGATAGCATATTCTGATACAGATGCAGGTGAAATAGGCACAATCTACCAAGCATGTAATTGGATATGCGTAGGTAAAGGTTCTTCAACTACTCAATGGATTGCACCTACGGGTAGAGTATATGATCAAAAACTACCATATGACTTGCAAAGACGTGGTGGCTTCAAGAAGCCTCGCAGTTCATATGTAGAAGAATTACGTGCTGCCGGATGGACTGAACAGCGAAGTAATGCTAAGTATAGATATGTATATATCTTAGATAAAACAGATAAAGCGTTGATTGCTAAGGTAGAGAAGATGCGACAACCTTATCCTAAACGTTATCATGCGGTCGAGGCGACACAGGACGCAGTTGACTACCAGTCAGAAGAGGGCGGTGCAAATCCGACCCGACCGCTTTTAGTAGGTTGCAATGAATAAAGAATCCATTGTAGATCAACAAATTCTAGATGCTATCTCTGGAAGTGGTGGTATCATCAGTACCATCGCCAAGAGATTGCGATGTGAATGGCGTGTTGCCGAAGCCTACATCCAGAATGATCCTGAGATAAAAGCTGTTTTTGAAGCAGAGCGGGAAACGATGGTTGATCTGTGTGAATCTGTAGTATTTCGCAATGTACAGATAGCGCAGGAAGTACAGCGTAATGGGGATCTTGGAGATACTACAGATGCTAAGTGGCTTCTTAGTAGATTAGGTAAAGCTAGAGGATATTCTGAACGGCAAGAAATTACAGGTAAAGATGGGGAATCTATTGGTATGTCGCCTGCGATGTTGATAGCTGCCATGAGAACAGGGATCTACGTTGTCGATGAAAAAGAGGAAACTGTCTCTGAAGAAAGGAACCTTCTCAGCATCTCCTGATTTTAGCTTAACGCAATTGGAGGCTGAGGAGCTTGGAAAATGCTATCAAAGTCCTGCTTATTTTATCAGGACGTATTGTCACATCTACGATACTGTAGATGCAGGTTGGGTTCCCTTTGAGCTGTGGCCTGCTCAGATGGCTGCACTTGACATTATCCATAATAATCAGTTATCCATCGTACTCAAGGCAAGGCAGATTGGTCTCACCTGGCTTGTTCTTGCGTATGCTTTATGGTGCATGATTTTCAGGCCGATTGCATCTGTGTTGATATTTAGTAAGCGGGACATAGATGCAATCTACCTGCTCTCCGAAGACCGTCTTCGTGGGATGTATGACCGCTTGCCGGAATGGATGAAGGGTGGTCATGACGTCTTCACTGACAATGCTCATGAGTGGAGTATGGAAAATGCGAGCACAGCCCGAAGTTTTCCTACTTCTGCTGGCGATAGTTATACTGCTACTCTGGCTATTGTCGACGAGGCTGATCTCTCTCCTGACCTAAACTCGCTTCTCCGAGCAGTTAAACCCACTATTGCAAACGGTGGGAAAATGATACTGCTGTCTCGTGCCGATAAAGACAAGCCCATCTCTGACTTCAAAAAGATCTACATTGACGCCAAAGCTGGCAAGACGGCTTGGGCGCACATCTTCTTGCCCTGGTACGTTCATCCTCGTAGGACTCCGGAATGGTATGAGAAGGAGAAGGTGGATATTGAATCTCGTACAGGAAGCCTTGACGACCTGTACGAGCAATATCCAGCGACCGATTCTGAGGCACTGAAGCCACGCTCAATGGATAAGAGGATTCCCTATGAATGGCTTGCGGCAGTTTACGAGGAGCTTGAGGGGGATGATAATATTGGGCTTCCTGGTCTTACTGTGTTTAAGCGACCTGAAGACGGCCACATTTATGTCATTGGGGCGGATCCTGCAGAAGGAAATCCTAACTCAGATGATAGCTCTGCAACTGTTATGGATGTGGCTACAGGCGAGGAAGTAGCGTTGTTGGCCGAACGGCTGCAACCGAACACCTTTGCAGATTACATTGAGAAGTTAGCTGGCTTCTATAATGAAGCTAGTGTCTTGGTAGAGCGCAACAATCATGGTCATGCTGTGCTGCTCAAGCTGGCAGAGGATGGCTTTGAAGGTACGATGAATGGCATGGATAGCCGTCCTGGGTGGCTCAATACCACCAAAGGAAAGGCTATAATGTATACACATTGTACAAAGGTTATACAAGAAAAAGACGCGATTGTACATGCTTTTTCTACTTATCAACAACTCGCCTCCATAGTCGGTAGCACGTTAAAAGCCCCTGAACATGAGCATGACGACAGAGCTACGAGCTTTGCGCTGGCTCAGTGTGCTCGCATCATCATTCTCGGTGGGGACGTGATGATGGCCTCTGCTCATGTTGAGGGGCGACGTGCTGCACCAGAAATGGAACCTGTGGGGGATGAAATACCTGTTGGGGCCGTATCTACTGTGCGGCGTGGGCAATCTAATTTTACTCGTACTGTACGGGTAATCAGAACATCAACGAGGGCTGTCCATGCGCCTACCGAAAATTTGGGATAGATTCTATGAGATATTCGCTGACGTCTCCCGTGACTTGGGACGTAGTTTCAGCCTTATCATCCGCAGAAGTTCTACGATCTGGAGAACCCCTACTTATAGTTGGGGACGTAGTGACTACGACTTCTGGACTAGAGCTTACTACTGTAAGGTGGCCGGACTCGAAGTCTCCGGTCTCTTTATCAGACCTATCGTGCATAAGATACCCGCATGGGTGTTGGGGAGCCTTCCCGTGTTCCTGCTTAAAAGCAAGCGAACGCAGAAGAAGTTAGATGAATGGTTTTCCCTGCATCATGAAGATATAATGCGTGCTTACGAAGGTTCGTTGAAACATGGTGATGCTTTCTTCGTAATCAACTCAGATCGTAGTGTGACTCTTGTGCCGCCTAACTGCGTAGATCCCATCGTTGCTCCTGATGACTACGGCAAACGGATAGGCTGGCGCATTCGTCAAGTGTTCGCCCATCCCGAGGACGGATCGCTAAAGATGACCGTAACGGATGAGTACTATATAGATAGACGAGTGCATAGAGAAGAGTTTTCCAACGGCACAATCCGAACGAAAACTTACCCCAATCTTATAGGAATCATTCCCGTAGTTCACGTAGCAAATCATCCTGGGGAAGGTGAGCAGTTCGGGCATCCTGAAGCTGAGGCTCTTCTTGATTTGCTACATCGTTACGGACAAATCTTGGAAGCCTCAGTGGAGGGGAACATCTTGCAAGGTAGACCAACACCCGTAATTGCTTTTAACACGGTGCAAGATCTTAATGCTTTCTGGCGTCGATACGGCAGCAAGGCTTCTACAAAGCTACCCGATGGGACAACGAGGGAATCCGAGAGTATTAGCATCGACATGAGCGATGTTCTAACGCTTTCGGGGGCTACGATGGATTACAAAAGTCCAGGAAGTTTCGCTGATGATGCTGTGAGGATTCTGGGATTATTGTTCTACCTGATTATTGAGCATCTGGAAGTGCCAGAGTTCGTGTTCGGTAATGCAATCGAGGGAAGCAAGGCTTCTGCCGAAACACAAATGCCAGTGTTTGAAGTCTTCATCACGGCAAGGCAGAAAAGCTGCACTCCCTGGATTCTAGAGGTGTGCCGTATTGTACAGGCGTATGAGGAAATCATCTCACCGGAACGCAGAGAGGATCCCATATTGCAATGGAACAAGCTCACACAGAATGGCCGCATGGTATTGGATGCTGTGAATTGGGCTTTCGGGGAAGGCTTGCTGGATGAGAAGACAGCACTTACTCTTCTTCCAATTGATATAGAGAATCCCGATGAAGTATTGAAGCAAGCAAAGCGGGATGCGGAAAAGCGGCAAGTCAACGACGAAGCTAAGATGGAAAGACAGATGAAGATGCAAAAGGAGAACGCCCCAGATCCTGGCCCAACACCCAATGGCGGGAAGAAGCTAGGTGAAATGGATGAGTCTCTAAAAGAAGAATTGGAATTATTAGTTTAATGGAGGGGGAGAAATGACTGTATCAAAAGAAAATGTTAAGCTGGAACAACGATTGGTTCGTGTGCAAAATGCAGTAGCCGCTTTGGATGCAAAAGTTAATGCGCTCTTGGGCGATAGGGCAAAGGATGTACGTTTGCCAAAGCCAGAAGCAGAACCTATGGCATCATCTGCACAACCTTATGCAATCAAGCCGGAAGCGGAACTGCCAGAAGGTACGATTGAACCACCTGTGGTTCCGGCAGAAGGCAAGACGGTAGCGGAAGCGGCAGCGGAGGAAGAAGCTGAACCTGTAGATCCTAGCACAATCAAGCCACCTGTGACCCCTGTGCCGGAAGACCCGAACAATCCCAAGACGGAAGAGCAGAAGCAGAAGGAAGCACAAGAGAAGTCAGACGCCGAAGTGGAATCTGCTGAGAGCAAGCCAGAAACTGACGAGCAGAGGAAGCAGCGTGAGCAACGTGAACAGCAAGGACGCTCATCGACTTCTACTTCCACGCCACCACGTCAGGTACGACCTACACAGTAGGAGGGGCTATGGAAGATGGAGAAGAGCTCAAGGGAAGTTTTCATGATACTTTGCTCATCTCGGAGTTCACCGGAGCGTTTCCTGAAGTGCCTATTTTCAGGGACATTGACCTCAGGGAGCTTACAGGCGGAGAAGATAAACCTGTCTTCGTCACATTACCAATCGGTAAAGCAAATGCTAAATCAGGGAACCAAAGGTTCTACGATGAAGCCTTCATTACCGAATTGGAAAAGCAAGTTCGTGATAACAAGCCCATAGGATTGATGGGGCATCTTTCTGAGGATCAGCGTGCTTTTGCTTTCCCTGCCGAAGCTGTGCATTGGATTGGTACAATGCGAGTCAAGGAATATCTTATAGGGAAGGGCTACGTGCCTTCGGGTGATAGCCGTAACAGGTTGCAGAGGTATCGTGCAACTCAGAAGAAGATTGCTACCAGTATAGATGCTAGAGGTGATGGCGTCTGGAGTGAGCAGTTGGGGGCTTACAAGATGATAGCCTCTACGTTGGTGCTTAATCAGATTGATATTGCACCCGCTGATAGAGCAGGAATATCGGATCTGTCTGCCGTACCGTTGCTAACACAAGAGATGGCTACACAAAGTGGCATCATTGTTGTTAGACCAATCAAGGAGAGTAAGAAAGTGACCGAAGAAGAAAAGAAGCAAGCCATGTTGGAGATGACAGCAGCAGATGCTAGTGTGCTGCCGGAATCAGTACGTGCCGCTATCATCCAAGAGTACTCTAAAGAAATCAAGGAAGCTCTTGGCTTGACAGACGGGAACATCTTGGATGCGGTGAAAAGTATCCAGGCGAAGGATGCTGCTCGTGAGAAGGCAGCGGTATCATCCCGTATTACTGAGATGGCTACTACGGGTGACAAGGCAATCAAGATTGAGGCTGTGCGGGAAATGGTCATTGACATGGTGGAAGCCAAGAATCCGCTCACAGTGGCAGATGCAGAGAAGGCTTACGCTGAAGTCTTGGAAAAGCCTTCAGTGAAGAAAGCCCTTGATCTGGCATTGCAGGAAAGCATGGGGCCGTCGCAAACCACACCTGTTCAGCAACAGACTGGGACTACGGCAGGAACAGACCCGAAGATGAAGGGCAAATGGTTTGTTCTTCCACCCTCACAGAATGCGGCAAGCAACTAGAGCGGTAGTTCAATAGATACAGGGAGAGAAGAAAATGTCCGGATTACTTTCATACTTTGACAATGATGGCAAGGCTGTCAACGTCACTCTTACGGCTGCGGTCGCTAAGGGGCAAGTTGTAGTCGCACAAGGATGGGTAGGTATTGCTGAAAGTGCAGGGGCAATCGGTGAAACTATTGCCATTGCTATTGATGATCGTGCCTATCAGATTACTGTTCCTGCTGCGCTGGCCGTACCGAAGGGAACCATCGTGTATCTTACACTGGCTTCGGTGACTGGTCATACACCCCAGGATGCAGCTTATGTTCTTGCACCTGCTGCCGGAACGGTGGCGTTCTTCAAGGCGATGGAAGCCAAAGACGCCAACAATGTTGTGATTGGTAGATTGCTCGCTGCCAACTCATTAGCTTCGTAGTTCGCAACTCATTCACAATAGTTTTATAGGAGAGGAAGAAATGGGCGTAATCTACAACGGGGCTAATGCTCGCAAGGAGCTACCGTATTATCAATTTGAGAAGGGCTTTGATCTCGGCAAAAGCCTCAAGGAAGTACGTGTCAATGGACAGACAGTTTATGAGTTCATTGGCTCAGATGACTTTGCTGCCGATTGGTACACCCGCATTACCTATGAAGTCAATGCTGGCCGTACTCGTGTTCCTACAGTATACGAACCAATCTATGACATCATCGTAGATAGCTCGCTGCCGGAAACCCTTAATCTTAAGAATTGGGGGCCAGGTGGCTTCGTATTCGAGGAAGTCTTCGAAGGTGGTGAAGTTAAGTTTGGACACATCACCACAGCGGAAGTATCGGTTTCACAACGTCAGTTCGGCGTTGGGCTAGAGTATTCCAAGAAGCTGATGATGTTCAATCAGCTTTGGCAGATTGCTCGCATTGAGCGTGCCGTTGGGGAAGCGCATAATGCCTTGCTCAATCACATGCACTTGCAGCCAATCCTGAACTATACATATCTTGCTGCCAACCAATCTGCTGCCGTGACGACAGGTGTTACGACAACTGAAGACTGGTTCCTTACTTTGGAATCGGCAATCGTGGCGGCACAAGCTGATACAGTGAATCCACGACCAGGCCCGTATGTGCTGCTCTGCCATCCTGCACAGATGTTCATGATCCAACGTATGTTAAATCGTGTACCGCAGGAAGGCTTTGCGCTGGATTCTTCGGCTTCCTCACAGATTGGGGCGGTCATCGGATATTCGGGTTGGTCTGGTACTCGTGGTAAGAAGACAGTTACCTATCCTGGCGTGACGCTTGGCAAATCTTACCTCATCAGCACCACGTATCGCTCGGATGACTTTGTTTCTCTGGTGAAGCAACCGCTAGAATCAGCACAAGGTAACGCTGATGTGAGCCGCTTCATTATGGATCAAATCGTATGGGATGTGTGGTTGGGGATCTATGCCAATCCGCTGCGTTCCGTTGAAGAGATTACCTGGCCTGTCTAAGAGGACATATGGCTACAGCACTAGAGCAGCAACGGCTTCGTATGGATGTAGGCTTTGCGCCGGATGACGTTCTCTCGCTATCTGATGCAACCATAGATGCTATCTTCGTAGAAGCAGGGGAGAGGTTTGGTGATCCTGCTTCTATCTTGATTAGCACTCGTGTGATAACGTTGCGGCGCATGGTGATGCAAGCGGCTAATGAAGTAGATTATACGCAGAACAACACAACCGAGAAGGCGTCTCAACGCTACGATCATCTCGTGCGTGAACTGCGTAGATGGGAGAACTTGCTTGAAGACGCCGTCTCCGCCGAAGCGGGAGCGGTCAGATCCGGGAAGCCTATGCAGAATCCTCCTAGAGTTAAGGAATATCCAAGAGGCTATGTATGGTAGACTTGACGACCTGGATATCGAAGTTGGGGAAGACGACGAGGTCGAACGAGCTAGATACTGGGATGAAAGCGGCAGAGGCATTGCGGAGGATATCCGCAAGACCCTCTCAGGCAGTATTCCGTACTCCCAGCGGTACAAGACTCGCCGCACAAACCGTAAGGATTGAATCTGACAATACGGCAACCCCAGGAGAAAGCACCGCAGGAAGCGCACCTGTACGCAAGGTCATCATATTCGGTATTAAGAACCATCCTACCCTTCCAGATACAAACATGAAGGAAGGTTATGTGTTCGTATATGAAGGCGATGAGTATAAGTGCGTAGATGTCATTACGACCAGAGGCGAGATACAGGGTATTTGGGAAGCTACAGGCTAAGACATGGATGAGCGTACCAAGTTTGAGATCTTAGTAGAAAGTCAGGATATTGCGGTAATCCGTGAGTTAATATTTCAGGACTATGGTTTTGAAGTAACGGATGCCTATATCAAAGATCTAATTGTGTTCGTGCAAGATATGTTGGATGGGCGTGATGATAGAGACACTGAGCAGTAGGGAAGCTCCGGCTCCAGCCATTGCTATTGAAGCGATGTTCGTAACACGCTTGCAAGAAGATATTGCGCTGGAAGCTGTAGCGTTGGGGGGAATCTACGCTTATACATCCTTAGGTCATCAGGGCATACATCGTGATGCTACGCCAGAAGCCTATGATGTTGATGGCTATTTGCTGCCGATCATTATATGCAAAGCCCGAAGCCCAATCCCCAGTCCAGCTATCTACGATCCAATAGATCGTGTGGTAGGTCAGAGCAGGGTAGTAGAGTTTTGGATGTATCAATGGGTAGGCTATGATATTATTGAAGTCATGGATAACTACATCTTTACTATCATGCAAAGCTACAAATTCCCCAATTACTATCCTACGCAATGGATGTATACCACAGGATTGCTGGTAGATCCAGGAAGTCTTAACGGTGCTTCCATGATGCGCTCTGATTACTTAACGAGGAAGTTACGTAAACCATGAGAGTGAACTGGATTAGTTACTATCTGAATCATGATGGCTATGGTAGATTTTCCAGTCGCTTAGTGCGTGAGATGCAACAGTGGGGAATGGATGTGCTGCCGTTGCTCTGCGAAGATATCGACAGACCGCAATGGATGCTGAACCAGATGGGTGTAAATTGGGATAACTTTACCATCACCTGTCATCTTCCTAGATTCGTGCGGAAGATTCCTGGTAAGGGAACACACTGGCTCTATACTATGTGTGAAACTACCACTATTCCCAAGAGTACGGTGAAGCTATTGAATCGTTGCGGTTTGGATAGGATTCTTGTGCCGTGTCAGCATAACTTGGAAGCCTTTACCAATAGTGGCGTGAAGGTTCCTATATCGGTTGTGCCGTTGGGTACAGATCCAGATGAATTTCTTGCAGTGAAGCAGAGTCCTGAAAGACCCTACACCTTCCTTACCATAGCAGATCGAGGAACTCGTAAGGGTTGGCAGGAAGTTTACGGGGCTTTCTACAAAGCCTTCGGCAGCAAGAGTCATGGTGAGGAAAATGTACGACTCATCATTAAAAGCACTCCGAGAGGCAATCCGTTGTTGCAACTTCTACGCAGGGCAAAGGATTGGGATCCTCGCATTGTAATTGATATAGGGATCTATGAGGACATGGCTGACTTTTACGCACAAGGGGATTGTCTTGCATTGCCTTCCCGTTGCGAAGGATGGGGGATGCCACACCGTGAAGCTGCGATGACGGGCCTCCCCGTGATTGTGCAACAGTACGCAGGGTTGGATGACGGCAATACGAATAAGTGGGCCATCATCGTGCGAGGCGGTAAAATTAAGCCTGTGTTGCCGTCTGGTCGGGGAGATAGCGGG